GAGACTTAATAGCCGAAGAAGGTAAATACCGTTCACCAGTAGCATTAGGACCTTGGGTAGACGGTTTTCCACTTTTAGTACGCCACTTTTGTTTGGTCCAAGCTTTAAGGCTTTTCTGCGACTTCTTCAGTCCCATCAGTTTTTATATCCACCCCCAGCTTCTTTATACTGCTTTGCAAGCATTTGAGCCTTTCTGGCTGACCATTGCCCAGGCTTTCCGCCTTTCCCGCCAGCTTTAATTTTCTCAAACAACCGTTTGCGCAATGATGGTTTTGTGTAGTTACCTGCCTCATTGACTCTACTTTTTGTTTTGCCACCTTTACCCATTCGAATAAGGTTGAGATCTTTCGTGTCATCACCAGTAGAAGTAAAGCCGCCGTATTTCATTTCTTCTACACCAGATATCGTTCCTTTATTCTTAGAAGCATAGAACACACGCTCACCCTTTTTAGGGCCATACTCCTTCTTCATGGAGCGCATGATTTCTTTGCCCTTATCTGTTAGCGGCATACAAACGCTCCAGTTCCAGTTTTATTGCTTGCATCTGAACAGCCATGACTTCAGTTCGTTTATCTACAGCGATCAAGGTTTCTGTCGTCCAACTAGCCCAATTATACGAAACCGCGCCCACTAGACCGATTAAAGCCGCTGCGACCCCCATCACAACCTTACTGCTCAAGATATCCATTACGAACCTTTCTTCCATTTTGGAGAGCTAGATTTAGTTTTACTAGGGGACCACTTAACACGATCAGCCCAATAAGCTGCAGACATTTTGCCTTTACTAATGTTCTTCGCGTGACGAGACTTAAAGGCTTTTCGCTGCCCTACGGTCTGATTTGTCTTTACACCCTGCTGACCAAAGCGAATAGTCTTCACCTTATCGCCCTCTTTAGCCACAACAATGTGTGACTTCTTTGGGTGATTAGGTGTACGCTTGGGTTTGTTGTATCCACTAACTCCTGCGCGTTCTAACCGACTATCCTTCTTTTTCTTTTCAGCCATTAAAGAGTATCCCCATCGTTGATGTAGATAAACTCCATTGACGCGGAGACATTAAAGGTAACAGATCCAGAGGAAGAAAACGCCCTCATCTCTAAGTCTGTTTTTTCTGTGAACCTTAATGGAAAAGTGTAAAACTGCTCATGTGTGGCATCTGTCAGGGTAAATCTTTCCTTTATCTGGAAGACTTCTCCGTATGGCCTAGCAACAAGACTAGCATTCAAAAGGGCTTTGGTGTTGGTAGATGTGCCTGTGGACAAAGACATTTTTGTAAGGAACGCTGTATATCCTGCGGGAACTGTCCAAAGAGCCATCAATGTTTGGTTGTCTCCATCGCCATTGATGCTAAGATAAACATTAGCTGGAACTCCAGTGGTCACTGTGCCTGTTCCTGCATAAATTGTTCCAGCGTTTGCGCCACCACTACCCGCGCTGCGAACAAGACCGCGATTTATCCGTAGGTAAGATTTTGTAGTGTTAACAGCCGTTTGTCCGTTTAATGTGACAACTTCGTTTATTTCGTTGTAATCGGCGTCTAAGCCAAAAACTTCTACTGTTCTTGCACCAGTCCCTGCGGCAGTGTCGTCAGTTGAACTGCTTGATACAGTCATTACTGTAGCTGATGCAGGATAAGCGTATAAACCACCTTGTTCCCAGATGGTTTCTTTTGAGTCTCCGACATCGTTGTTGTAACCAAACTTAAATACCGTTTTATGGAATGATATTTGCCCACGAGCAACTTGAAGCTCAAACGGCTCGCTAGTTCCAACTCTGGAAATTGAACTTACTTCACGAGCCATTTAAATCTCCTAGTTATAAAACACCGTCATAGCAGTGATGTTAGTAAATGCAGAAACGTACACGTCACTGACACGAATACCGTCAGACGGAATGTTTACTGAGTGAGAATCAGATGCAATAAAGTCCAGATCAAGAACTGTAGAGCCACCGTTACCATCAGTGATTGTCAGTCTAGGCGATCCAGTAGTTGTTAATACTTGGATCTGACGGATTCGAGCGGGGCCAACACTAAGTGACCCCGTTCCAGTAACACGTTTCGATTGTACATCAGAACGCATATCTTACTCCTATTAGCTATCAGCAAACGGAGTAGCGAGTGTGCCTGATGCTAACAATGTGCCAGTAACAAGATATTCTGCAGTTGCAATTGCTGTGACTTCCACAACAGAACCAGCAATACCACCTGTAGTGGTGCCGTTCATAGAAATGACATCGTTACTTGCTGCAGGAGCGAAACCCCTAGCTTGAGAAGTGGCGGCGGCGGCAAGAACGAGATTGCCAACAAACTTATCTGTGCCATCTGTTTTGATATCCAAGTCAGAAGCAGTGGTGCCTACAAAGAATTTGTAGGTTGCGCCAATAGTGTCACTGGTGATTGCTGGAAGCGTAACTGCACCGTCTGCATCATTGATTTCAATAATGCGTCCTACGTGGTCTGCATATGTGAGAGTTGTTTCTGCTGTGATTGCTACAACTGCGGTTGATCCTACAGCAGTAAATCCGCGTTCAGAACGAACGGGACCTGAAAAGGTAGTTAGACCCATTTTGATCTCCTGTCTTTGGGTGTGTCAGCCAATGGCTGTCAGGGATGAAAACAGGATACCACACTTTTTAAAAAAGAAAAGGGGCGAGTAAACCCGCCCCTCTAAAAGTTCTATTGAACTAATTATGCACCTGGTGATCCGTAGATGCCTAGCGGATCTGATACACCGAATGAATAACGCTCACGCGCTTTGTAGCGCACGTTACCTGTATCGAAGTCACCATCCATAGATGTCTGCATTGCAGTACGCACAAAGTGCTTCATGCCGTTTGGAACATCTGTGGTGATGAAGAAGGCGTCTACGTCAGTCAGATAGTGGTTGACGCGATAGCCTTCTGGGATCGAACCATTCGAACGCAATGCGTTGATGTCGTTATCCGCTGTACCTGTGCGAAGCTCTGTTTGCAGCAAGCGAGTTGCGACGAACATAAGCGCAGGTGGAACGATCAACTTACGTGGACGTGCCGCAATCAACAGGCCGCGTTCATCAGTGTACGCTGCAATGTCGATAACTGCTTGCTCAAGTGAAGTTTCGTTCAAGTCAGCATTTGTTGAAGGTTTGTTTGCGTTTGTTCCACCTTCCACTGTTGGGTGGTTGGTTGCGAACAAGAACACATTGTCACCTGATTTAAAGGTGTCAAAACCTGTATTCAACAAAGAAGCCGCTTTAACCTGCTTGGTATACGCCATGGCACGAGCCAAGGCTTTTGTATAACGAGCAGATAGTGAGTCGTACAAGTTGTCTTCCATCGCTTCTTCAGTGACAGAAAAGCCCATTGCAACCGTTTCGTGGTTGTAACGAGCGGTGAACGACTCTTGTGCATTGTCGTAAGAAATTGATGCACCTTCTGCTTTCACAGGGGCTGCAGCAAACCCGGACAATTTGACTTCTTCCTCAAAGCTACGCTCTGAGTTTTCAGTTTCGTAAATCTCTGCGTGTTCATTTTCGTACTTATCGTACTCAAGTCCAAACAACGCATTGAGACCAGGTAATAGCTCTTTAAGGAGCTGGGCGCGTGAAATAGCCATTATTTAACTCCTTTATAAGCCAACATTGTTCGTCATCTGGTGAGCGCCCGGATTGAACTTTACAAGTACATCTGGATACGCATCAGCAGGATCAGAAACATGAGCAACGATGCGGAATGCAGCCGCTGCGGTTTGAACAGTCGCATCTAGTGCAGACGTAGAGTTACCTGTAACTGTATCACCAGTTGAGGTAGACTGCGCTGATGCGAAGCCTGTGTTCGTGCCAATGATTGTCTGCGCTCCAGCACCATCAAGCTGCGCTTGGAACAGTACGTTTGGATCATCGACAACATAGGCTGTGATCTTAGTACTATTGCTGTTTGTACCAGACGGATAGTACTGTGCTTGAACACGTTGACCTGAAGAGTTTACATATTCACAACCAACGAAGACGCCGATTCCGCCTACACCTGTTGTGCCTGAAATGCTGTTAGAGGTCAGGTCCATACCTGTACCCGTAGCCAGCGCGATATACCCATCGGCCCCAATGATAACAACTTGCCCGTAGAATAGATTAGTTGCTTCACCAGCAGGGTCGATGAGATACTGGGACGTTGCCCCAGCGTATGGCATTCCGTCAGCACGTTTTACTGGACGGAGACCATAAGGAGCCGCTGTTGTAGCCATAGCTCTTTCCTCATCATCTGAGTTTCAACCAAGCAAGCCCCCCCGAAAGGTTACTTGCCAAACGAAGTCCGCGTAGACCGCTCAGGATTCAGAACGGGCATGCGAGGGTCTGAGTTACGCAAGTAGGAGTTATCAACAGCATGCATCTGACTTGTCGCCATCTCATTCTGTGCATCCCTTCTAGCTTGCATATTTTCGGTTGAGTTCTGACATAGCAATAACCCACCGACCTCAATATTGTCTGTAAATCGAGAATCGATATCAGACACAACTTGAAGGTTTGGATGATCCCCTTTCAAAACAGGTGTCCATCCCTCACGAAATTTGGAAGAAACATTCGTATTGTCACTCTGCCCAAGTGTTGCTGTGCGAATCCAGCGGTACTCAATGCCCTCTCTGGGTTCGGGGGTAGGTAACATAGAAGGTCTCTGCCATGACACTTTGCGCTTTGACTCTTCACGAGTCTCTGTGGTGCGTGGGGTTCTGTTTGTCATTTGGATGCTTCCTTCATTAATTGCGCCGCATATTGCTCATTTGTCAGACCAAGTCTCTTGGCGAGAGAGACCTGCGTTGAGGTCAGTTGCACTTTGCGTGGTTTTTTTCCGCTTCTCGCGGCAGGGGCAACCACGTTGCCAGTTTGACGTTGGGGTGCTTCCTCAATAGGCCCATCGTCAAACTTATCTGGGAACACACGGCGAACCGCGTTATGTATAGTAGTATAGTACTCTTCTGAATCTGGAGCAACACCTTCTGTTACAAGTCTTTGATGAAGTCCATAAGCGTACCCTGTGATCTCAGGATCTTTTTCAAACCATTGATTTTTTTCTGCCCACTTCAAAGCCAGTTCACTTGGTCGCTTCGGTCGCTGGGTTTGCTGTTCATATTGGGGTTGAGGCGCTGGCCTTGGAGCCTGTTGTTGTTGGGGCGGCTTGTAATTTTCGTATCTACGTTTTTCATCACGTAGCTCATCAAGCCTATCCTCAGCTTCTAAAAGGGCATCGGGATCTCCGCTATCATAAGCCGCTTTATATGCTGCTTTAGCCTTTTCTATCTCCGCAGAAACTCTTCCCTTAGCCTGATCAAGCAGTACACTCTTGCCGCTTTCAAGCTGCTGACGAAGAGCTTCGTTTTCGCTCTTGACCTGCTGTGCATAACGAAGAGCTTCTTCGCGCAAATTCTCTGCTTCAATACGCTGGCGCTCTTTCTCTTCACGCTCCCAAGTTATTTTCTTAATGCGCTTTTGAACACCTTCACTATAAGATTTTATCTCATCGTCATCATCAGAAAGAGAGCTATCTACCTTAGCATCCTTTGCTTGACGAGGTCTGTTTTGATGCTCTGGTGGAAGATCGTCTACGACTTCAATTTCGAAATCGCTTTCGTCTTTTTTACTTTCCTTTGCTTTTTCAATGGCTTCTGCGACTGTTTCGTCTTCGAAGTCTTGTTCTTCAGCTAAATTGCTCATACCCGTGTGTACCCCCTTGGATCGTCAACAACCGCTTCCACGGTGTCATCATTAATGAGTCGAAACTCTTTTCCATGAATTTTAAATCTAGTGCCAGAATAAGAACGAAAGATTACGAAATCTCCCTTCTTGCAGAACGGACCATTCGGAAATTTAGCATGATCTTTGTAAGCATCTGCCCCCATATCCATGACAAATCCAATAATAGACGCCGTTTCTTCTGCGGCTCTAAGCCCATCAGGCATGAATACGCCGCCTTCTGTTTTGTCGCTTACCTCTGGTACACCGATAAGGATCTTGTATCCTTGGGGTATTGGTAGTTTGGAAGCTACCTTTTCTTCTGTAGTTTTATTACCTGTATACATATTTTACCTGCAGTGATTTAAGGTTCACAGTCACCTTGCGTGGCAACGCCACGAGGTCTCCCTGCTTTGAAAGATACATAAAAAAGTTCTATGTTTCAACATATCTCTTTTCTATGTCGTTAAGATCTTGCTTCATGAACTGCAATGCTTCGTATCTGCCCACTATTCTGTTATACATTGCAATGTCTTCAGCCTGACCTGCGGCGAGAAAGGTTTTTATGTCTTCCTCGTATTCATCAATCTTTCGATTCAACAACGCAAAAACGTCATCCATCTCCCTTTGTTAACTCCTTCGCTATTGATATACCAAGTTTCGCACCTTCTTTTTGATCTGCTCGCTGCGACTTATCTAGGTCTGTAGCAAGCTTAACTCCCAGACGCGCCCCTTCGCGCTGGTTCTCAGCGGCGATGCGTTCCGCTTGAATTTGTGCATTTGAACTTTTTGCCATCGCATCAAGCTGCAACTTCTGTGTGTCCATTTGTATTTTGTGATCAAGCTCTTTAGCTTTAAGCTGAAGCTCTTGCTGTTGCATCTGGATAACGGGATCCTGTTGTTGCTGTTGTATTTGCTTTTGCTGCTGCTCTGCCAAATCTTTTTGAAGAAGTTTTTCTGCTGCTTCTTTTGCAAGCCTTGATACCTGCACCTCAACATCTTGTGGCAGAGGCTCATCTTCATTTGGCATTTCAACGCCAAGCATCTTTTCGATTTCACGACGATACTGGAAGGCAACGTGTTCTGTTATGTGGGAAGCCATTGCTTGCTGTATCTGTTGCGCAAACGGAGACTGTCCTATCATCTGCATAATCTTTGGATCTTGAGCCGCCGACATGTGAACTGCAATGTGTGCCTCGTGGTCCTGATACTTGAATACCTTAACAGGCTCTTGCTTCAGAATCATCATGTTCTCAGTTACTGGGTCTGCTGGCTTGATATCATCTGGCAGTTTAATAATATCATCAGCATCTTGAATACCAAGAACCTCTAGCATTTGGCGATGCAGCCTTCCCATGTCATATAGCTGGGGAGCTTGCTGAGAAAGCTGCAAAGCCGCCTGATACTGCATAATTCTCTGGGACATAGTAGCAGCATTCGGATCAGAAACAGGGATAACATCAACGCGAGCATCAAAGTCTTTTCTGCGATTAAAGTCACCGTCCATTTCGTAGGCGTATTCTTCTGGCATATAATCCCGAATAATACGGGCAAGAAGGCGAAGCTCGTTCTTCATTGCGGCATGCATACGAGCTTGAACTCCAGACATAACCTTCATGGATCTTTCCATAAGGGCAAGTGTTGTTCCAACTGGTGCCTGTGAATTCATGTCACCGACTTGAATGTCAGCAACGGAACCTATGCGCCTTCCCTCTTCGACGATATTTCCAAGCAGCGAATAGAGTACACCGCTTGGTTCTTTATAAGGGATGAACGTAATGGAATCACGAATCGCACCACCTGGGACATCCACGTCCCTGAACTCACCTGGCATAAGAGGCGAATCATCTCCTTTAATGCGAAGTCCACGAGCTTTAAGACCTGCAGGTAAATTCGATAACGTACCAGCGTCAATAAGCTGACGAAGGATGGAAGTTGCCGATTTAGCCAATCCACCAATGAGATGGATAAGTCCCGTGCCGTAGAACCCAAGACCAGGAAGATATTTATAATGGACAAAGTGAAGTCGCTTCTTTTTCTTTTCATCTTCTTCGTACCAGTTACGTCTGATTGCTAAAATTTCACGAGAGCTTTTATCTATGGTGACAACGTAAGGACGGGCAATCCCGTCTGGATCATCGAACTCCTCTGGCATGTTCATGGTGACATGCATCTCCAGAATTGTGTGACGGTCATCATCTTCTAAGACCGCAGTGTCTCCATCCAGTTCATCGTATTTCTCTTGAATGTCTGTGAACTCTGGCTCTGGATCTGGCAGATCAACATCACGATAGAAACCAGCAACCTGCAACTGCAGTATTTCATTAGAGGTTTTCTTCATGATGTGCGTATATCGTGGGCATGAAGCAAGATCAGATGCACCATATGAAGCAACAAAATCTTCTGCAGGTACGAATACGGCAACAGGGCGATCTTCTAAGGGATCGTAATAAACCTTTTTAAATGCCGAACCAGCGAGAGGAAGCTTGAATAGCATCTGTTCCGTCTCGTCACGGTATTCGGTCATCTCTTCTGTAAGAAGATAGTTCATCTCAGTTTGTATTCGATTTGCTTGTTCTGACTTCTCAGGTGTTAACTTGCCCATAATTTTTGTGCGAACTGGCCCAGAAGCGGGGAACAACTCACCCATTGCCTGTGCCTGAAATCTAACAACAGCTTCAGTTAAGACTGGATGATACACCCCAGACGCCCCAGCCCACGGCTGACTGCGATCTTCAATCTTCATCCCTAAGAGATCCAAGCCTTTAACGTATGCTCTTGACCAATCAGCCCGTGACTCTCTGTCTGCTTCAAAATCAGAAACAAGCTCAGACGCCATACTGTTGAGTGTTTGCTCATCTATAAAATCTGCTAGGTTGGCATCATGGTCTGGTCCGACAAGCCCTTCTGTCATACTGCCTTCGAAGTCGATAATAACACCGCCATCTCCAGTATCGATTGAAACCGCGTCTGGATTTACAATCTCGACCTCAACATCTGTCGCGTCCGTTTCTTCGATCTCAAGATCAGAAGGTTCCATCTGCTTTTCGATAGCCATGCCTATCTCCTAGTAATACTCAACTGGTCTGCGGTATTTTGGTTCGTCGTCCCAGTCATCCATTTCGGCCCTCACCCAGCCGCCTTGCCTAAACCTTAACAGAGCTTGAGTGGTTGAGTCCACTAAGTCGTCATGATCCCCAGAGGGAAATGACGCACATTCTTCAATCACTTCTTCTGCCCATCTGGTAGGAGGATACCATATTGAACCGCTTGCGAATAGATCTGTTATTGCATTAACCCTTGCTATCTTATCTTGTCCGCGTGATGGAGTAAACTCTGTTACTGGAATTCCCATAGATCTAAGCTCAAATATTAGTGGCGCACCAGAAGCTTTTTTCTCCACAATCATCTGATCTGGCTCAAACTCCATGTACTTGTCGTATGCCGCACGTTTCAAATCAGGGAACTCCAGCTTTTCTTTGAAGGCATCCAAAAGAATTATGTTTGGAGAGCCTTCATGGTAAAACACACCCCACGTTGTACAGGCGCTATAGTCGCTACGCTGTGTTTTGAGAAATGCCGTGTCCCAAGATTGTATGATTGCTTCGCATTCTGGTGGCTTGCTGCTCTCCCATTCGCGCCACCACTCCCGTTTAATCAGCGCACCCTCTTCTGATGTGGGGTTTTGTTGGTACTGGGCTGACCATTTGGATACAGGAAGTTCTGCTTTGAGAGCGTCTAATTCCTTTTGAGACCAGAATTCAGGCCATAGAGGGTTGCCAGATGGCAAGATAGCAGGGAACTCAATCACTTCCCATTCATCAACGCCAGCCCTATCTGCCATTGAGTTTAGGATTTGTCCCGTCAGATCCTTCTTTGACCAGCGGGTCATAACCACAATAATCGCACCACCTGG